ATGTCCCAGACAGAGCCACACTCCAAATCTCAAACCACCCAGGATCTGTTCCAATCGCTTCAGCGCTCTATCCAGCGCCTGCGTCAGGAAGCCGAAGAGCTGCAGCTGCGCCTGGCTGATGACGGTGCGAAAGCCCTGAACAGTGCGCTTCCCCGGATCGCAAAACTCGAGGGGCTTATCAGAGACTGCCAGAAAGTGGAGAAGACCCTTGCCGAGCAAAACACCCAAGGTGCCACAGACCAACTCGGGCTTGATCTTGCCGAGGCCCGGGCTGAAATCAGCCGCCGCCTGGATCGCCTCCGCAGCTCCCAAGGTGCAGAGCACCTTGATCGAGGAGATGAGTGACAATGCAACCCTCTCTCTGCCCTATTTGTTCGAGGTCTGGGCCCATGCGCATCAACTGCCGCCTGAGGGGCTGTGGCGCTGCTGGGTGATCCTCGGGGGGCGGGGGGCCGGCAAGACCCGTGCGGGGGCGGAGTGGATCCGCCGACAGGTCGAAGGCGCCAGCCCACTGGCCTCAGGGCGCGCGCGGCGGTTGGCTCTGATCGGTGAGACCTATGATCAGGTCCGCGATGTGATGATCCAGGGCGACAGCGGCCTTCTGGCCTGTTCGCCCCCGGACAGGAGGCCCCAGTGGAAATCGGGCGAACGCAAGCTGATCTGGGCCAATGGCGCTATGGCGCAGGCCTTTTCCGCCCATGACCCCGAGGCACTGCGGGGACCTCAGTTTGATACCGCCTGGGCGGATGAGCTGGCCAAATGGCGCCGCGCGCGTGAAGCTTGGGACATGTTGCAGTTTTCCCTGCGTTTGGGGGAGGACCCGCGGCTCTGTGTGACAACCACACCGCGCAATGTCTCCCTCTTGCGCCAGCTATTGCAAAACCCCTCGACGGTGCAAAGCCACGCGGCAACAGAAACCAACCGGGCCAATCTTGCAGCCTCGTTCCTGACGGAAATACGGGCCCGCTACGGTGGATCGCGTCTGGGGCGACAAGAATTGGATGGTGTGCTGCTGAGCGATGTCGAGGGGGCGATCTGGCGGGCGGCGCAGCTGGAAAAGCTGCAGGTGACCGCCGCACCAGAGCTGGATCGCATTGTGGTGGCGGTTGATCCGGCGGTGAGCGCGGGCAAAGATTCGGATGCCTGCGGAATCATCGTCGCCGGGGCCTGTCTTCAGGGGCCTGTGCAGGACTGGCGGGCCTATGTTCTGGCGGACCGGACTGTACAGGGGCTTGGGCCGCTGGCCTGGGCGCGACAGGTGATTGACACCTACCACGCCTTTTCCGCCGACAGGGTGGTGGCTGAGGTCAACCAAGGCGGCGCTCTGGTCGAAAGCCTTTTGCGGCAGGTTGACCCTCTGGTGGGCTTTCAGGCGGTGCATGCAAGCCGGGGCAAAGTGGTGCGGGCTGAACCCGTTGCTGCCCTGTATGAGCAGGGCAGGGTACACCATCTGCCGGGCCTGGCAGAACTGGAAGAGCAGATGCGCCAGATGGCCCCGCAGGGCTTTCAGGGCCAGGGCTCGCCAGACAGGGTCGATGCGCTGGTCTGGGCCCTTCATCAGCTGGTTCTGGATCCGGCGAGTCGCGGCAATCTTCCGCGCGCCAGAATGGTCTGAATTCCGCTGATGCAACAGCAGGTGAGGCGGTTTTTCTGATGGGGATGAATGCGTTATCGCCTGCGTTTCCCTGAGGTCGGGCGCCATGCTTGGGGGATCTTCAGGCCCGCACCTCATACCTTTTCTCCAGCAAAGGGCGCATTGCCCGGATGATGGATCAAAGGAGCCGCCCATGAGGTTTGACCTACCCTGGCGCAAGAAACAGTCTAGCGTGCCCCAGGCTGCACCGGCCTCGGCGCACCAGACCAAGGCCAGCGCTGCGGCCCGTGGCACGGCTTGGCAGAGCGGCGGAGCAGGTTTGGTGAATGCGCGGGACGCGGGCTCTTTGACGCGTCTTGGCTTTCAGAACAATCCAATTGGGTTTCGGGCCGTGCGCATGGTGATCGAGGCGGCCGCATCCCTGCCGCTGGTGGTTCAGGATTCTGCGCAGCGATATGAGGTTCATCCCTTGCTGTCGCTTATCACCCGGCCGAATGCAGCGCAGACGCGGCAGGATTTCTTTGAGAGCCTGTTTGGCCATCTGATGCTGTCTGGAAACGCCTACGTCGAGGCGGTGAGCGAAGACGAGGACTGGCCATCGGAACTGCACCTGCTGCGCCCGGATCGCATTTCTGTTGTGCCCGGTGCGGATGGCTGGCCATTGGCCTATGACTATACAGTGGGGGGCAGCAGGCATCGCTTTGCCTGTAGCAATCTGCGCAGCCCGGTGCTGCATTTGAAAAACTTTCATCCTCAGGATGATCACTACGGGCTCGCTCCGCTACAAGCGGCGGCCCAGTCCTTGGATGTTCATTCGGCCGCTTCGCAGTGGTCTAAGGGGTTGTTGGACAATGCTGCCCGCCCCTCAGGCGCGCTGGTCTGGGCCGGCAGTGATGGTCAGAGCAGCCTGTCAGACGATCAGTTTCGCCGCTTGAGCGACGAGGTCGAAGCAAACTTCCAAGGTGCGCGAAATGCCGGGCGTCCCATGGTTCTGGAGGGCGGGCTGGACTGGAAGCCGATGGGGTTTTCGCCCTCGGATATGGAATTCCAGAAAACCAAAGAGGCCGCTGCGCGGGAAATCGCGCTTGCCCTTGGGGTGCCGCCGATGCTCTTGGGGCTGCCCGGTGATACGGCCTATTCCAACTATCAAGAGGCAAACCGGGCCTTTTACCGGCTGACCGTTGTGCCTCTGGTGAGCCGGATTGCAGCTGGCTTGTCCGATTGGCTCTCCGCCTATGCGGATGAGATTATCGAATTGAAGCCTGATCTCGATCAGGTTTCGGCCCTTTCCGAGGAACGTGAGCGTCAATGGCGGCGGATCGCCTCGGCGGATTTCCTTAGCCAGCCAGAAAAGCGCAGGCTCCTGGGCCTGCCGCCCCTGCCGGAGGGAGAAACGGATGGCTGAGTTTCCAATGCCCCCCTTTGACTGTGCGCCAGGGCTGCGGCTGTCGACCCATGAAAAGGTCAGCCAGATCCAATTGCAGAGCCTGGAGCGGCGACAGCAGCAGCTGGAGCAGATGTTGGAGCGCTTGGAGCGGCGCCTCTGGTTCACGCTCTACGGTGTGGCAGCCGTGATCCTTACCCGGGTCTTTCAGTCTTTCCTTGCGGTGAATTGACTTGTTTTCAGATGGTTATGTGGGATCTTCGCTATGATTGAAACAGGCATGGAACATAAGTTCTCTCGGTTTGGCGAGATGCTGACAGTCGAGGATGACAGCGTCATCCAGGGCTACGCCAGCCTCTTTGGTGCCGCCGATCAGGGGGGCGATAGTGTTGCCCCTGGGGCCTACACCGCGTCGCTGGCACAGCTCTCTGCTGCGGGTTGCCGGGTCAAGATGCTCTGGCAGCACGATCCGGCCCAGCCCATCGGAGTCTGGGAAGAAATCCGCGAAGACAGTCGCGGGCTTTGGGTCAAAGGGCGCCTGCTGACAGAAATTCCGCGCGGTGCCGAAGCTGCAACGCTGATTGCAGCCGGCGCCATCGAAGGTCTGTCGATTGGCTATCGCACCAAACGCGCCCGCAGGGCCGAGGGTGGCGGGCGTATCCTGACCGAGGTGGAGCTGTGGGAGGTGTCTCTTGTGACCTTTCCAATGCTGCCCAGCGCCCGGGTGATGGGACAAAAAGCCGATGCCGAAACCCAGAACCTGCGGCGGTTGGTTGCGGATTTGCGGCGGGCAAGCCGGGCGCTCAGCCGCAGCAGTTTTTCCCCTATCAGTGCAAAGGACCGGACAAAACCATGACCAGGAAAGCCCCCCCGAACACAGCCGAGCAGGCAGCTTGTTTGACGCAGGAAGTAACCCAGGCAATGTCAGGTTTCCTGAGCGAATTCAGAAGCTTTCAGGACGGTGTGAAAGTCAAAATCAAACAGACGGAAGAGCGAATGACCATGCTGGATCGAAAGACAAACCGAGTGCCGCGCCCGCAGCTGTCAGGTGCTGTGGCTGGGCAGGCCCCGCATCAAAAAGCCTTTGTCGGCTATATCCGTACCGGTGACGACACCGCTCTGCGCAGCCTGCTGCCCGAAACCAAGGCCCTGTCAACAGCCGTCAATAGTGATGGTGGCTATCTGGTTGACCCGCAGACCTCGGAGACGGTGAAATCAGTCTTGCAATCCACCGCATCGATCCGTGCTGTTGCCACGGTGGTCAGCGTGGAGGCGACCTCTTTTGATGTGTTGATTGATCACAGCGATACCGGGGCTGGCTGGGCGACCGAAACAGATCCGGCCGTGGAAAGCGGCACGCCAGTCATTGACCGGATCACCATTCCCCTGCACGAGCTGAGCGCGCTGCCAAAGGCGTCTCAGCGCCTGTTGGATGACAGCGCCTTTGACATCGAAGGCTGGCTGGCGGGGCGGATCGCCGATAAATTCACCCGCGCCGAGGCCTCGGCCTTTTTGACCGGGAATGGCATCGACAAACCCACTGGCATTCTGACGCACCCAACGGTGGACAATGAGAGCTGGAGCTGGGGCTCCATCGGCTATGTGGCCACCGGCGAGGATGGCGGCATTGGCGACGGGGATGCCATCATTGACCTGGTCTATGCGCTTGGGGCGCAGTATCGCGCCAATGCCAGCTTTGTGATGAACTCCAAAACCGCCGGCTTTCTGCGCAAGCTGAAGGATGCGGATGGACGCTTCCTGTGGTCGGATGGACTGGCGGCGGGCGAGCCTGCGCGCCTGCTGGGCTACCCGGTGCTGATTGCCGAAGACATGCCCGATGCGGCAACAGATGCGCTGTCGCTGGCCTTTGGTGATTTTGCTGCGGGCTACACCATTGCGGAACGCCCGGATCTGCGGGTTCTGCGTGACCCCTTTAGCGCCAAACCCCATGTGCTGTTTTACGCCACTAAGCGGGTCGGCGGAGATGTAAGCGATTTTGCCGCCATCAAATTGCTGAAATTTGGCCTGAGCTGAGGCTCTGGCTGAATGAGGAACCGGCAGCCCGGTTCCTCGGCGGGCACGCATGTCATGGGTCTTTGCCGTCTAGCTGCTCCCCCTCCGTCCGAGCGGCAGAGAGCCTTGCGTGCCCGCTGAACCAGAATGGGACGTCTTGGGGACCAGAGCCCGCGGAGTTGAGTATGATGTTGAGCGAAGTGACACCTGTCCCGGATGCGGCCCTGCCGCTGGAGGCCTTCAAGGCGCATCTGCGGCTAGGCACGGGCTTTGGCGAAGAGGATTTGCAAGACAGTGTTCTGACCGGCTTTTTGCGGGCCGCGCTGGCGGCGATCGAAAACCGTACGGGTAAGGCGCTATTGCAGCGAGACTTCACCTGGTTGGTGTCGGCCTGGAGGCACCCGGATCGCGCGGATCTGCCAATTGCTCCGGTGACCAATCTTGTCGCGCTCCGTCAGCTGGATGTCGCGGGGGCCGCAATGGTTCTTGCAACCGGTACGCTTCGCCTGGTTTCAGACAGCTTGCAGCCCCGCCTGTATCCGCGTGCGGGCAGCCTGCCGCGCCTGGATGGCGGCGACCAGCTGGAGCTCACCCTGACCGCTGGCTTTGCGGAGAGCTGGCAGGATCTGCCCCGTGATCTGGCGCAGGCGGTGCTGATGCTGGCGGCGCATTACTATGAATACCGCGACGACACCGCTCTGCACGGAGGGTGCATGCCTTTTGGTGTTGTCTCTCTGATTGAACGCTACCGACTGTTGCGGCTCTCTTCCCGGAGGCCGTCATGAGCAAGCGCAGGATACCACAGACCACCCGGCGGATGCTGCTGGAAGATCCACAGCGTCTTAGCGATGGGGCGGGCGGGTATAGCGAAAGCTGGGCGCCCCTGGGGGTGGTCTGGGCAGCGCTTCAGGCGCAGTCGGGCCGCACCTCAGGTCAAGAGGGCGCAAGCCTGTCCCTGCAGCGCTACAGGGTCACCCTGCGGGCCCGGCCTATGGGCCGCCAGTCGCGCCCCCGCCCGGGGCAACGCCTGCGCATGGGGCAGCGGTTGTTTCGCATTGATGCCGTTAGCGAGGCGGATCCGGAGGCGCGCTATCTGATCTGCCAATGTATCGAGGAGCTGGCCCCATGACCTATGCGCTTGCCGCTGCCCTGCAGCAATCTGTCTTTAACCATCTGAGCGCAGATCCGGCGGTGATTTCGGCCCTGGGCAGCGATCTGTTTGACGCCCTGCCGACGGGCAGCCTGCCGCAAATCTATGCCGTCCTGGGCGCAGAGGAAGCTCTGGACCGATCGGATGCAAGCGGTCCGGGCGCGCGCCACCGGTTTACGGTCAGCGTCTTTACCAGCGCCGCCGGCTTTGTGGCCGCCAAGGAGGCCGCAGCATCAATTTGCGATGCGCTAATTGATGCGCCGCTTTCGTTGAGCCGCGGACGGCTTGTGGGGCTTTGGTTCGAACGTGCCAGCGCCCAGCGACTGGACGATGGCGGACGTAGCATCTCCCTGCTGTTTGCCGCCCGGCTGGAAGACAGTTGAAGGCTCCGCGCGGGCTTCACATAGCAAGACGAACAGAAACCACCACTCTATAGGAAAGGGGGGCTGTCATGGCGACCCAGAATGGCAAAGATCTATTGATCAAGGTCGATATGACCGGCGACGGTCAGTTCGAAACCCTGGCGGGGCTGCGCGCTACGCGGATCAGCTTCAACGCCGAAAGCGTTGATGTCACCAGTCTCGAAAGCCAGGGAGGCTGGCGAGAGCTGCTGTCGGGGGCGGGTGTTCGGTCTGCCTCCATTTCAGGCTCTGGTGTGTTTCGCGATGAAACCACCGATGAACGGGCGCGGCAGCTGTTTTTTGACGGGGTGACACCTGACTGTCAGGTGGTGGTGCCGGATTTTGGCATCATTGAAGGGCCGTTTCAGGTGACCGCTCTGGACTATGCAGGCAGCCACAATGGCGAAGCAACCTATGAGCTGACCCTGGCTAGCGCCGGTGCGCTCAGCTTTACGGCGGTATAATCCATGCAGAGCCTGTCGGAAAACCCCTGGCGCGGCGAGGTCACCCTGACCATCAATGGCAGCCCCAGGGTGCTGCGGCTGCCTCTGGGCGCGCTGGCGCGCCTGGAAAACCAGTTGCAGGAAACCTCTCTGCTGGATCTGGTGCAGCGATTTGAAACAGGGCGTTTTTCTGCGGCGGATATCCTGGCCTTGCTGACCGCCGGCCTGGAGGGCGGCGGGCATGATCTGGACTCATTGGACCTGGCCCAGGCCGAAATCAACGGTGGCGCCGTAGAGGCGGCACGGGTTGCGGCGCTGCTTTTGGCCCGCAGCTTTTCTTTGCCCAAAGGGCCGGAAGTATCGGAGGGGAGTGGCTCCCCATGACCCAGCAGACCCAAAGGCAGCAGGAGTGTCCCGGATTGGATTGGCCCGGGCTGATGCGGGCGGGCATTGTCGGGTTGCGCCTGTCCCCGGTAGCCTTTTGGAATCTCACCCCAGCAGAGCTGCAGCTGCTTTTAGGGCCAGCCCATCAGGGCCCGAGCCTGAGCCGCATTGGGCTCGAAACACTGATGCGGCGCTACCCTGACCAAAGCAGCGGGTCTGCGCCTGCCGCATAGGGCGGCTTTTCAACCTTCAAACTTGCAGTCTTGCGCCCCTTTGGGCGGCGGGCGCATTGCAAAAAGGAACCTAGAATGGCGGATAGTCGAGACATCGCGGCTTTGGAGCTGCACAGCGAGGCGCTTGGGGACACGCTTGGCGATGCGGCGGGGATGGCCGCCAGCTTTGAAAGCGAACTGCGCCGAGTGCGCGAGGCGTTTGCAGCCACGGGGAAGGATGTCGAAACGCTGGAGCGGGGCCTTTCACGTGGCTTGCGACGGTCCTTTGAACAGGTGGTCTTTGATGGCGACAGCCTGTCCGTGGCTCTGGATGGGCTGGCACGCTCGCTGGTCAAAACCACCTATAACGCTGCCATTCGCCCCATTACCGACCATGTGGGCGGTCTCATCTCCACAGGGGTTGGAGATCTGATCAGCGGGATCCTGCCCTTTGCCGATGGGGCTGCTTTTTCGCAGGGGCGGGTGGTGCCCTTTGCCCGTGGCGGGGTGGTCAGTGGGCCCCATGTTTTTCCAATGCGGGGCGCCAGCGGGTTGATGGGAGAAGCCGGCCCCGAAGCCATCCTGCCGCTAAGTCGCAGCGCGGATGGCAGCCTCGGCGTGCGGGCGCAGGCCGGATCCGGCACCACTGTGGTGATGAATGTCAGTACGCCGGATGTTCAGGGTTTTAAACGCAGCAGTGGCCAGATCGCGGCCCAGCTGTCGCGCGCCCTGAGCCGTGGCAACCGCAACAGATAAGAGGGCACCCGGATGAGTTTTCATGAAATCAGATTTCCCGCTTCCTTGAGCTTTGGTTCAGTTGGCGGGCCGGAACGGCGCACCGATGTGGTGACCCTGGCCAATGGGTTTGAAGAGCGCAACACTCCCTGGGCCCATGCGCGGCGGCGCTATGATGCGGGGGTTGGGCTGCGGTCTTTGGATGACATCGAAACCTTGATTGCCTTTTTTGAGGCCCGTCAGGGGCAGATATACGGCTTCCGCTGGAAGGACTGGTCCGATTTCAAATCGGCGCGCCCAACCGCCGAGGTGGATTTTCGCGATCAGCTCATCGCGCAGGGGGATGGGGCTCAGACGGTGTTTCAACTGCTCAAGACCTACCGTTCTGGCGAGGCGATCTATCAACGGCCCATCACCAAACCAGTCAGCGGCACCGCCCGTCTGGGTCTGGGGCAGGAAGAACTGCAGGAGGGGATAGATTTTGATCTGGATACAGCAACTGGGCAGGTCACGCTGAGCCATCCCCCCGAACAGGGGATTGAGGTGGTTGCCGGGTTTGAGTTTGATGTCCCTGTGCGGTTTGACACCGATAAGATCCTTACCAGTGTGGCCTCGTTTCAGGCGGGGGAAGTGCCCAATGTTCCGGTGGTGGAGGTGCGTGTCTGATGGCTGAAATCGCAACCGAGGCACTGCGGGCACATCTGCAGACAGGCGTAACCACTCTGGCGCGCTGCTGGGGGCTGACCCGTCGTGACGGAACCCGCTTTGGCTTTACCGATCACGATCGGGATCTGTCCTTTGACGGCTGGACCTTTAGCGCCGGAACGGGGCTCAGTGCCCGCGCAGTGGTGCAGAGCACAGGCCTGTCGGTTGATAACTCCTCTGCTTTGGGGGCACTGAGTGATACCGCTCTGCGCGAGGCGGATATATTGTCGGGTCGTTTTGATGGGGCTGACCTGAACTGTTGGCTGGTAAATTGGCAAAACACCCAAGAACGCTGGTTGCAGTTTGGCGGCAGTATCGGTGAGTTGCACCGCGCGGGCGGCGCCTTTGAGGCGGAATTGCGGGGCTTGACCGAGGCGCTGAACCAGCCGCTCGGGCGGATCTATCAGAAGACCTGTACCGCGGTGCTGGGGGATGGGGACTGCCGTTTTGACCTTTCCACCCCCGGATATGCCTTTGAAGGTCCGATCGAGACAGTAACAGAGGCGGGTGCTTTTCAGTGGCGCAGCCTGGAGGGATTTGAGCAGGGTTGGTTTGTCGGCGGCCGTCTGACGGTGCTGAGCGGTGAGGCTGCGGGGCTATGGGGCAGTATCAAACGGGATCAACAGCAGGGCGCTGCCCGCACCCTGACCCTGTGGGAGCCACTGCGCGCCGGGATCGCTGTCGGGGATCAGCTGCGGCTGGACCCGGGGTGCGACAAATCCATGCAGAGTTGCCGGTTGAAGTTCAACAACCTGGGAAACTTTCAGGGCTTTCCCGATATCCCCGGTGAAGACTGGGTAATGGCGGTGCCAAAGTCCTCTGGCAATACAACAGGGGGCAGCCGCAGATGAGCCAACACCAAAGCTTGGACGCGATGTCACCTCGGCGTGTGGTTGCAATGGCGCGGCATTGGATCGGCACGCCCTATCAGCACCAGGCGAGCTGCCGAGGTGCCGGATGTGATTGCCTGGGTTTGATCCGGGGCATCTGGCGGGACCTGTTTGGCTCTGAGCCTGAGGCCCCGCCTGCCTATTCGATGGATTGGTCCGAACCACAGGGAGAGGAGCGGCTTTGGCACGCGGCGCAGAGCCATCTGAGGCCCAAACCCCTGGAGGCGGCGGCTCTGGGAGATGTCTTGTTGTTTCGGATGCGGGACGGGGCGGTGGCCAAGCACCTTGGGCTACAATCACGGCTTGGCGGCGGGGAGCGCTGTGGAGCTGAGCCCGGAGCCCGGTTCATTCATGCCTATCGCGGCCATGGCGTCGTGGAAAGCGCCCTGACCCCGCCCTGGCGCCGTCGCATCGTGGCGCGGTTTTCCTTTCCTGAGGAGCAGAACTGATGGCAACCATTGTGTTATCTGCGGCAGGCGCCGCAATTGGCGGCTCGATTGGCGGCACCGTTGCGGGGCTGTCCAGCGTTGCCATTGGCCGGGCGGTGGGGGCGACCCTGGGGCGTGTCATTGATGACAGGTTGTTGGGCACGGGATCTGATGCGATCGAGACAGGGAAGGTGGACCGTTTCCGCCTGACAGAGGCAGGGCAGGGTGCGCCAATTGCGCAGATCTATGGCCGGACCCGTATCGGCGGACAGGTGATCTGGGCCAGCGGCTTTGCCGAGACAGCAACCGTGACAGGGGGTGGTAAGGGCGCTCCGCGCCAGCCCCAGACCACCAGCTACAGCTATTCTGTCTCGTTGGCGATTGCCCTGTGTCAGGGCGAGATTGCGGCAGTGCCCCGGATCTGGGCAGATGGCGAAGAGGTCTCGGCCCGGGATCTGAACATGACGCTCTATCGAGGGACCCGGGATCAAATGCCCGACCCCCTGATGGAGGCCATCGAGGGCACGAGTGAGGTGCCTGCCTATCGCGGCACGGCCTATGTGGTGTTTGAGGATTTGGCGCTTGAGCCTTTTGGCAACAGGGTGCCGCAGTTTTCCTTTGAAGTGGTGCGCCCGGAGCAACCGGAGAGCTCCGATTTTGCCCTGGATCTAGGCCAATTGGTACAGGGCGTGGCCCTGATGCCGGGCACTGGGGAATATGCGCTGGCCACCACTGCGGTGCACTATGGTCTGGGGCCCGGCCAGGCGACAGGGGCCAATAGCCATACCGCCTCGGGGCAAAGCGATCTAGCGACCTCGCTGGTCGCCCTGTCCGAGGAACTGCCAAGCTGCGGCGCGGCCTCGCTCATTGTGTCCTGGTTCGGCAATGATCTGCGCTGCGGCCAGTGTCAGATCAAACCCAAAGTGGAGCAAAAACAGGCGGAGGGTATTCCCATGGCCTGGCGGGTCTCGGGCGAGACACGTGCCAGTGCTGATCTGGTGCCCCAGGACAGCGAAGGACGGGGGCTCTATGGCGGCACCCCGGCGGATGCCTCTGTCATTGAAGCGATCCAGGCTTTGCAGGCCGAGGGCAAGCGGGTGATGTTCTACCCCTTTATTCTGATGGATCAGGTCGCAGGGAACATGCGTGCCGATCCTTGGACTGGGGCCGAAAGCCAGCCAGCATTGCCGTGGCGGGGGCGTATAACCCTGTCACAGGCGCCAGGGCGGCCGGGGTCTCCAGACCAGACTGCGACAGCAGAGGCCGAGGTCGCCGCCTTTATGGGGGGCGCCATGGCGGCGGATTTCACCGTATCAGCCGGACAGGTCAGCTATAGTGGCGCTGCGCAAGACTGGGGGCTGCGGCGCTTTATCCTGCACAATGCCGCGCTCTGTGCGGCGGCAGGTGGGGTGGAGGCCTTTTGCATCGGCTCTGAGATGCGCGGGCTGACGCAGATCCGCAGCGCGGCTGGCTTTCCTGCGGTTGCAGCCCTGCGTGACCTGGCCGCAGAGGTGCGTCTGTTGCTGCCAGAGGCCAAGATCAGCTATGCGGCGGACTGGTCTGAATACTGGGGCTACCAAAGCCCCGAGGGCAATCGCTATTTCCACCTCGATCCGCTTTGGGCCGACAACAATATCGACTTCATCGGTATCGACAACTACATGCCGCTGTCTGATTGGCGCGATGGGGTGGATCATCTGGATCGCATCAATGGTGCGCCCAGCATCTATGACCTGGACTACCTGCGCGCCAATATCGAAGGCGGCGAGGGCTATGACTGGTACTACCACTCAGAGGAGGCCGCAGCGGCGCAGATCCGGACCCCAATCACCGATGGGGCTCATGATGAGGCCTGGGTCTGGCGGTACAAGGATTTGTACAATTGGTGGCGCCACCCGCATCACGAGCGCATTGATGGGGTCAGACAAGAAAGCCCCACGGCCTGGCAACCGCAGAAGAAACCGATCTGGTTTACCGAATTGGGCTGTGCCGCAATTGATAAGGGGACCAACCAGCCCAACAAGTTTCTCGATCCCAAAAGCTCGGAATCCAAACTGCCGAGGTATTCGAACGGGCAGCGCGATGATCTGATGCAGATGCAATATCTGCGCGCGATGCTGGGCTATTGGCAGCAAGAGGCCAATAACCCGATGTCGAACGCGTATGACGGGCGGATGCTGGATTTGAGCAACGCCTATGTCTGGGCTTGGGATGCCAGGCCCTTTCCCGCCTTTCCAAATCTTGTCTCTGTCTGGAGCGATGGGGAAAACTATCTGCGTGGGCATTGGCTGAACGGGCGCGCTGGGCAGCGCAGTCTGGCCTCTGTGGTGCGGGAAATCTGCACCCGAGCCGGGCAAACCCGTATCGATGTTGGCGCGCTCCATGGCATCGTGCATGGCTATGCAGTCAATGAGGTCGCGCCCGCACGGGCGGCGCTGCAGCCTTTAGGGTTGCGATACGGGTTTGATAGCATCGAACGCAACGGGGTTCTTGAGTTCCGTCTTCGCCAAGGTGAGAGCAATTTCACCCTGGCAGCCCCGACCCTGGTTGAGGATGAAGCGCTGGAAGGCAGTCTTGAGCTGACGCGCGAGGCAGAGGCCGAATTGGCGGGCCGGGTGCGGCTGCGATTTATCGACTGGGGGGGGGCCTATGATGTCAGCGCCGTTGAAGCGATCCTCCCGGATGAGGAGACCCATGCCGTGAATACCAGCGAGCTGGCCCTGGTGTTGACCCATAGCGAAGCGCGCCAGGTGGTGGAACGATGGTTGGCCGAGGCCCGCGTCTCGCGCGATACGGCCCGCTTTGTGCTGCCCCCCTCATTGCTGCATCTCGGGGTGGGGGATGTCGTCTCACTGCCGCCCGGGACGGCCTCAGGAGCCGTCGCCGCAGACGAGGGGCAGGGCATTGCCCAGCCAGAACAGCGCTATCGCCTGGATCGAATGGAGCTGGGGGCGGCCCAGAGCGTAGAGGCCGTGCGCATTGAACCAGAGGTCTATCTGCCCGCCGAGGTCCCGGAGAGCCTGCCTTCGGCGCAGGCCTTCGAGCCTCCGTTGCCTGTCTTGCCCCTGTTTATGGATCTGCCGTTGCTGACCGGCGAAGAAGTGCCCCATGCCCCCCATCTGGCCGTCACTGGATCGCCCTGGCCAGGCACGGTGGCGCTCTATGCTTCGGGACGGGATTCCGACTACAGCCTGCAACAGATCATTGCGGCGCGCAGCACCATTGGCCTGACGCAAACTGCCTTGGCCACCGGGCCTGCTGGGCGCTGGGATCTCGGCGGTGATCTGCAGGTGAAACTGATCTCGGGCAGTTTTCAAAGCCAAGACCGCCAGGCGGTTCTGAATGGCGCCAATGCGCTTGCCATCGGAGACGGCACTGCCGGCAATTGGGAGATCCTGCAGTTTTGCGAGGCGGACCTTGTTGCAGAGAACACCTATATGCTGCGGGATCGGCTGCGTGGGCAGCTGGGCACCGATAGTCTGATGCCAATGTTTTGGCCCGAGGGCTCCTATGTGGTGCTTCTGGATGGCAGTTTTCCGCAGCTCGAGCTTTCCTTGGACCAACGCCGTATGGCACGGCACTACCGCATTGGCCCGGCCCGGCGCGGCTACGAGGACCCGAGCTATTTGCACCGGGTTGAATCCTTTGATGGCAACGGGCTGCGCCCCTATGCGCCGGTCCATCTGCGCTTAAACGGCGCGCTGGGCAGCGATATACATATATCTTGGATCAGGCGCAGCCGCATCGAGGGAGACAGCTGGGATCTGGCAGAAATTCCGCTGGGGGAAGCGCGTGAGGCTTACCGCATCCGTATCCTGCGCGGCGTGACTGTGCTGCGCGAAGCGGAGGTGGCCACTGCGGCTTGGATCTACACGGCGAGCGCACAAAGCGCGGATGGATGTCAGCCGGGCGATCGTGTCGAAATAGCCCAGGTTTCAGATCGGTACGGGGCAGGGTTTGCCAGGTTCAGGGTCCTTTCCTAG